CGTAGGGTTGTTCAGGGTACGGTACCCTGGGAGTGTTTATAGACTCTCCTTAGCAAGTCTGTGCGATGATTATATGTGCCATGCGTCAAGGCAGGTTAGTCTTCTTTGGCCCCTCAGGGCCGTTGTTTAGATGGGGTCTTCAGGGCTATCCTCGGTGGGAGAGGATAAACCTTGTGCAACCTCTGTATGCTCAACAGTGGAAGGATGTGGAGGTAGCACAGAGACGGCGTCCGTGAGGATAACTCGAGTTTTCTCGAAAGTAGTCTTCGCCTCCCTAGCCGTTGCGTAATACTTCCCGTGGGGTGCTCGGTGAAGGTTCGAGATCTTTGTGTCAGATTCCCACAATGCCAATATGTTAGGGTGATCGAGTCTCTCGACACGGTGGGTCTGGTTGTGGGAGTACTTGTACTTCCCTTCTATCTTCGCGGTTAGAGCGGCGCTGCCATACCCCGTGTGCTGGAATCTGGCTTTGTGGTACACATGATGCACGGCGTCTTGGAGCATATGTGCATCAGCGGCTGTAATGGCTGCCGCAGCCTCCTCTGGAGTCATCTTGTTTAGGGTCAAGTTGTCGGTCAGCGTGAAGTTGGATGATGCTAATCTCCAGGGAGGGCGCCGGGTACTACTGTCGCCTGGTACTATGGTGACCAATTTTGATAAGAATCCGGACATCCGGTACAACCTCCCGGAGTTTTCGACGATAAGACCGGTTGTGAGAAGGCCCAGTCCGTGGACAGCTTGATCGCTGGTGGAATGTGATTCGAAATATTGTTTCTTAAATTTATCAAATTCTGCTCTGGGAATCCTAAGGATTGCATCGTCCCCAGCTACAACTGCTATACCCCTAGTACCCCGCAAGCAGTACGCATGTACTGCAGCCTGCCTTAAGGTGTTGCCCACAGTGGTTTGGAAGGCGTGGCCAGACACTGTTGTGCCTTGGACGGTACCGCGAATACATGGTTCTCGTGATTTTGGGTAGTAGAGAATGAAATCCCAATCCAACTTGCTGAGGAGTCGTTTTGATAATTTGTACCACTGGTAAGGGAGGCCGCTCCGAGAATAAGCATGGTCAAAGGTTTTCTCAATGAAAGGTAAGTCGACTACTTTCTTTAGACTGAATCCTTGGTGTGCATCCCAGTTGCTCCCGTCAGTCTCGACATCAACAGTGTCTTCCGCCACCAGCTCTTTCCATGATTCCTCAATCCTTCTGGAAACGCCGTCATAATCCAAACCGACGGCTATGGGGTAGAGGTCTCCCAGAATCTCGATCATGATACGGGCTACAGGTGCGGTCAGGACTGTAATCCTTGGATCTAGCGACATAATGTTTCGGGGGCGCGTAGCATCCAAGGATTTTTCATTTTTCTTCATGAAGAATTGTCCAACAAGTTTAAC